CTAACAAGAACGTTGCTCTTATTGCTCCTACCTACAGTCAAGCCATTGACATTTACTTTCCTCTCTTAGCGTATCAGCTAGGACTAGAGTCCTTCTGCACTAAGAGTTCTCGAACAGCGGGCACCTTCTGGTTCCCTAACAACGTCCAACTCAAGATTTGGTCCTATGAAGCCTCAGAACGTATGCGAGGCACAGGCCAGTACTTTGTAGTAGCCGATGAGGTTACTTCTTGGAAGGGCGCTGGGATGAACCTTAAAGAGTCTTGGGAAAGTATTATCCAGCCCTGTGTGTCTACACGTTGGTCAAGGAAGAACGCCGTTAAGTGGGGCGCTCAACCGGGAAAGTCACTTATTATTAGCACACCAAAAGGCTATGACTATTTCTACGAAATGTATAACAGACAGGAAGTTGATGATGACTGGAAAAGCTACACCTACACCTACCGAGACTCCCCTTATCTCGACGAAGACGAAATCAATCGAGTCAAGTCTACACTTGATCCTCTCAAGTTTGCTAGAGAATATGAAGCCTCCTTTGAGGACTCTGGAAACAACGTCTTTTACTGCTTCAACAGAAAAGAGCACATTTCTAACGACCTACCTTATTTCGAAGCGGGTGAAGATGTTCACATTGCGATTGACTTTAACGTGGGTATTATGGCAAGTGTGGCTTTTGCGTTGCGTGGTGGACAAGTCCACATCCTCGACGAGTTCCAAGGACACCCAGACACCGAAAGTCTAGCTAAGGACCTCTATGCAAAATACAAAGGGCATAAGATTATTTCTTACCCTGACCCTAGTGGTAGAGCACGTAAGACCTCTGCTGCTGTAGGGATTACTGACTTTAAGATTCTAGAGAGTCCTCCTTATAGGATTCAGACTAGAGCACACCAAAAGGCCCCTCCGATCATTGACTCGGTAGCCGCAGTAAACAAGAAGTTTAAGAACGCCAACGGTGACATTGATATGTTTGTTCACCCTCGTTGCGTAAACACAATTCGTTCACTAGAGAGAACTCAGTGGACCGAAACTAACCCTGATACTGCTACTATCGATAAGAAAGAGGGAGTAGAACACTGGTCTGACGGTATCCGTTATGCTATTGAGTATCTCTTCCCTATTCGTTCTGGTACGATTAACACAGCGAGAGGGTTTAGTTTCTAATCATAAAGGAAAACTAAAATGTCCATTATTGGAAGAGTAGGTAGAGCCGCTGTTAAGAGGTTTGGCCGAGGAGCCGCTAGAGGAGGTGCTATGAGCGCCGCCCAGAAACGAGCCTTGGCTAAAGCTGTTAAAGCTTCTGCCTTAGCCCGTACAAAGAACGCTGGAGCAACAGTTGCTAAAGGAGCCTCTCGACGGGTTGCTAAAAAGGCTGCTCGTGCCTCCGCTATTAAGAATACCGAATCCCTAGCTTTAAGACGAGTCACTAGGGGCTTCAAGATGAGTGGCCTTCGTCGTGTTGACAGTGCTCAGTTTAGCGGCACTACTGGGCGTGCTTTAAAGAAGGCTTCGTATAGTGCCCGTCTAGCTAGTTCTAGGGCACAGTATGTACAATCCTCTGTTGCTAACAGGGTGGGTCAAAAGGCCCTTGGTGTTGGCGTCACTGGTAACGTTATGAGACGCCGCTACTCTGACCTCACTACAGGTGAGAATGTTCGTCGTAACATTTCACGGTATCTTAAAGTTGCTATCCCTGTAAACGCCACTGTAGGTACTGCCTACTACACGAATATGTCAAGAAACAAAATATAAGGATACCCCCGATGCTTAAAAGACTCATAGCCAAAAAGCTTGGCCGAAGAATTGGACGGAGTGCCGCTACTGGCGTCCGAAGTGCTGCCCAAAAACGGGCCTTGATGAAAGCTGTTAAGGCTTCTGCCTTGGCCCGCTCTAAGACCGTTGCTAGGTCTGGGGTAGGTCGTGTAGCCGCTGTTGGTGTTGCCGCCACTACAGCTACCGTTGCTGTCAATGCTGCAACTCGACGTAAGGCAAACAACCCAAGAAACAAGAGTATGGCTATGGCCCAACTTAACCGAG